GGGGGTGGCAGAGGTTGTCTATGCAAGGATAAAGACACATATTCTAGCAAATGTTGTGACGGCTCTATGATAGCGCAAGGCATCGGAGTAATAACAAAAACATAATGAAAACGTAAATAATAAATTTTTAATCGTTATATATATATGAAAAATACAAGAATGCTAAATGAAATTAGAACACTTTTAAACTTGGAGGTAAAACTTGAAGAGCAAAAGTTAGAGAACGGCACTACAATTAGTGCAGATGAGTTCTCAAAAGGTAATGAAGTCTTTATTCTAACAGACGATGAAAAAGTTGCTATGCCAGTAGGAGAATACATACTGGAAGACGGCAGACTTTTAGTTGTTGAGGAAGAGGGTGTAATTGCAGACCTTAGAGATGTTTCAGACGATGTGCCAGCAAAAGAAGAGGCTGGAACAGAAAAGGAAGAAACAGAAGACTTAGATGAAACAATAGAAACTGAAGTACCAGCCGAGGTTGTGCCAGAAGTAGAAGCAATTATAGAAGCAGTAGTTGAGGTTATTGCTCCAGTAATTGAAGAGGTTAAGTCTGAAATCGAAGAACTTAAAAAGAAGTTTGGAGATATGAAAAAATACGAGGACAAAGAAAAAGAAGACAAGAAAAAGGAAGAGATGTCTGCTTCAAGAAGACCAATAAGACACAATCCAGAAGCAAAGTCTGCACAAAAAAAACAAGTGCAATTTGGTAAAGGACAATTTACAACAACACTTGATAGAGTACTAAACAAATTAAATAAATAAAATGAAAAAAAGAAACGTAAATTTAGCAACAACGACTAACATCACTACAACTTATGCTGGAGAATTTGCTGGCGAATATATCGCAGCGGCATTATTGTCTGCATCAACAATCGATGATGGTGGTTTAACAGTAAAGGCAAATATTGCTTTTAAGGAAGTAATTAAGAAATTGGCAACAGACGCATTAGTAAAATCTGCTACTTGTGATTTTGACCCAACATCTACTATCACATTAACTGAAAGAATTATTGAGCCTAAAGAATTGCAAGTAAACCTACAACTATGTAAGTATGATTTCGTGAACGACTGGGAGGCACAATCAATGGGTTATGGTCTTGGACAGACTTTGCCACCAAAATTCTCTGATTTCTTAATTGCTCACGTAGCATCGGAAGTAGCACAAAATACTGAGTTATGTATTTGGCAAGGAGATACTGCAGCTGCAGCTAACAATTCATTCGATGGTTTTGAAAAACTAATCGCAGCTTCTGCAGCGGCTGGGGACATTCCAGCGGGACAACAAGTAGGAGCGGTAGCTGGTGGTTTAAATGCAGCTAACATTATTACTGAGTTAGGAAGAGCAGTAGATGCAATTCCAGCAGCGCTTTATGGAAAAGAGGACTTATTTATATACATTGGACAAGAAGCAGCTAAACTATATGTACAAGCACTAGGAGGTTTTGCAGCTAACGGCTTAGGAGCAAATGGTGTTAACAATATGGGAACACAATGGTGGAACAACGGAAGTCTTACTGTAAATGGAGTAAAGATATTTGTTTGTCCAGGCTTATCAGCTAACAAAATGTATGTAGCACAACGTAGCAACTTATACTTTGGAACTGGGTTACTAAATTCTACTCAAGAAGTACGTGTACTAGATATGGGAGATTTGGACGCATCGAACAACGTAAGAATGGTAATGCGTTTTACAAGTGCGGTACAATTCGGAATTGCTTCTGACCTTGTAGAATACGCATAATTAATTAATTAATCAATTAAAGGGGTGGGTAGATTATCTGCTCACCCTTTTTTTTATAAAACAAAAAACATATGCCTTGTTTATTAAATACTGGTAGAAAGCTACCTTGTAAAAGTGCCTTTGGTGGCATAAAAAATGTATATCTAACAGATTTTGGAAATATTAATTCTATTATACAAGATTTAACGACTTGTGAATTTGATGTATCTATGGTCTTACTTAAAGAGTGGTTTAAATATGAAGTAAAAGGGAATTCTAGTCTTGAAACTACTGTAACATCTTCAAGAGAAAATGGTACTACTTTTTACACACAAACTTTAAACCTTACATTAACTTACCTTGACCCTTGTACTCAAAGAGAATTAGAAACTGTTGCAGTTGCAAGACCTTATGCAGTTGTTGAAGATTATTATGGTAATTTCTTTTTATGTGGCTCAGAAAATGGAATGGAAGTAACTGGCGGTACAGTAGTTACTGGAGCAGCGGCTGGAGATTTATCTGGTTTTACACTTACATTTGAGGGTATGGAAGAAACGGCTCCGCTGTTTTTATCTTCTGCACCAACACCAGTAGCATCCGCAGCGATTGCACCAAACTAATATTTTTTTATTATTTTTAAAAGGGTTTCTTTTGTTAGATGCCCTTTTTTTTTGCTTTAATATGTAAATAATCTGTAAATTGTCGTTATATATATATGATATTATTTAAACCACAAGCTAGCAATAAATTTACTTGCATTCCGAGAGAGTATGTAACAGACGCAGTTATGACTATTAGAGATGATAGCACAAATGTAACTGTAGACTATCCATTAGTGCCAAGAATTGGTGGAGTAGGCAATATTGAAATTATAAGAGATGATTTTAATGTCTACAATTCTACTTATCAAAATATGGTAGAGGGTCATTTTTACGATATGACTATTTTTTCTGACCCATTAAAAACAAATGTAATATATAAGGACAGAATATTCTGTACGGCACAAAAAGACTTAATAGTATTAGACATAGATTACCATTACGAATTAAACAAAGGTCAATACGATGAGTATGACGGCTTTAATAACGATTATATTGTAGTATGAGAAAAAGAAACAAAAAAGGTCAATTTACAAAAGCAAGCAAGGTATCAGAATTTGGCTTTGTAAACCTAAGCACCTATACATCGCCAGAGATTAAGGAAGTTAACGGCGCAGACTGGATTGAGTACGGCGAAGATAACAACTATTTTCAATATCTTATTGACAGATATAATGGAAGTCCTACTAATAACGCAGCGATTAATGGTATCTCACAAGCTATTTACGGCAAAGGATTAAATGCAACCGATAGCCAGAGAAAACCAAACGAGTATGCACAAATGATTGCCTTATTTAAAAAAAATGTAGTTAGAAGATGTTGCTACGATTTAAAACTTATGGGTCAATGTGCAATACAAGTAATTTACTCAAAGGACAGATCTAAAATCGTACAATTAGAGCATATGCCTATTGAAACATTACGAGCAGAAAAATGTGATGAAGACGGCAACGTGCCAGCATATTATTATTTTAATGATTGGGCAAATATTAAGAAAACCGATGAGCCATTAAGAATACCAGCTTATGGTATGTCAAGCGAGGGCATCGAGATATATTACATTAAGCCATACAAGAGTGGTTTTTATTACTACTCTCCAGTAGATTACCAAGGGGGCTTGCAGTACGCAGAATTAGAGGAAGAGGTCTCAAACTATCATTTAAACAATATCTTAAATGGTTTAGCACCTAGTATGCTAATTAACTTTAACAACGGGACACCAAACCAGCAAGAGCGACAATTAATTGAAACTAAGATTGCTCAGAAGTTTTCGGGTACATCTAATGCTGGAAAATTTATACTAGCTTTTAATGACAACAAAGAGAGTCAAGCAGAAATAACTCCAGTACAATTAAGTGATGCTCATAATCAGTATCAATTCTTATCAGAAGAGAGTACGTCAAAAATAATGGTTGCACATCGTATCGTATCGCCTATGCTTTTAGGTATTAAGGACGGCTCTGGACTTGGTAATAATGCAGAAGAGATTAAGACTGCATCTCTTTTAATGGATAACACCGTTATAAGACCTTTTCAAGAACTTTTAATAGATTGCTTTGATAATATACTAGCTTACAATGAAATTAGCTTAAACCTATACTTTACGACCTTACAACCGCTTGAATTTACAGAGGTAGACCAAACCCTACAAGACAGAGAAACTATTGAAGAGGAAACTGGTGTTGAAATGTCAAAAGTGCATTTAAAAACAATAGACGGCAAGCAAGCATACGACACTAAGGAAGAGGCAGAAAAGGTTGCAGAAGATATGGGTTGTACTGGACACCACGAACACGAGGTTGAGGGTGTTGTTTACTATATGCCTTGTGTATCTCACGAAGAATTAAAAGCACCTTGCTGGGACGGCTATGAGCAAATAGGCACAAAAACAAAAGACGGCAAAGAAGTGCCAAATTGTGTACCATTAGAGAAAAAAGAGTTGACAAAAGAAATGGCTCAGTCTATTTTAGAGAATATAGTGTCAGAGAAAATGACAGAAGATTTTGAACTTGTTGAGGCAAGAGAATACTCGAACAAAAATAGTAATACAGAGGATTGGGCAAACTCATTAATTAAAAAGAAAAAATCTAGTTTAAGAAAATTTGCAGATTTTATAACATCTAAGCCAAATGCAGAAAGTAGACTTGACAAATCATATTACAAAATAAGATACACATATCAAGAGAGGGTTTCTTCTGCAAATAGCAGAGATTTTTGTAAGACAATGATGAATAGAACGTCAAGAGGTGTTGTTTACAGAAAAGAGGATATCGATAATGCTACTGCTAAAGGTGTAAATAACGAATTTGGACACAAAGGCAGAGACTATTCTTTGTTTGAATTTAAAGGTGGTATTTATTGCGGTCATTACTGGCAAGAAGAGTTGTACAGAATGAAAGATAAAACCGAAAAATACATATCAAAAGGTACAGAAGTAAACTCGATACCAAAATCTTATCAGCCAAAAGGAAAAGAATATACTGATGCTGGCATAGCGCCAACGGATATGAAAAATAGAGGTGCATACCCAAAATAAAAATATATGGCAACACAATTATTTATAAATAGAACTGATTTAGTAAGAAACTCTATTATTGACGGGAACGTTGACACTGACAAGTTTATACAATTTATTAAGCTATCGCAAGAAATCGACATTCAACAGATTATAGGGACAAAGATGTATGAGGGGTTGACCGCAGCTATTATTGCTGGAATTGATTTGCCAGTAAATGCACGTTGGAAAACTATTTTAGATGAATATATAGTACCTATGCTTGTGTGGTATGCTCAAAGTAATTATATACCTTTTGCAGCCTATCAAATTAAAAATGGTGGAGTCTACAAGCACACTTCTGAAAACGCACAAACGGCTGATAAAAACGAGGTTGATTTTTTAGTAGAAAAAGCAAGAACAAATGCAGAATGGTATTCTCGTAGATTTATAGACTTTATGAGTTTTAATCAAGCTACATATCCAGAGTACACTAACAACGTTAATGATGACATTTATCCTAGTTATCAAGCGACATTTAATAATTGGGTTATATGAGTTACAAACCAAAAGAAAATAACATTAAGAAACTTAAGCGGTTTCTAAAAAAAATTAATAAAACAAAAAAGTAATGGCAAACGAGATATATTCAAAAAGCTGGTGGGGGTCTGGAGTATGTGACAATACAGTTGACTGGGGTGTTATATATTATGAATACGCTTGTGTTGAAGAGCGAGAGGAAGCACCAGCGCCAGCACCAAAACCAGAGCCAGTTCCAGAGCCAGTTCCAGAAGACCCAAAAAAGCCAGCTCCAGTAGAGCCAAAACCAGAAGAGCCAATTAAGAAAAAATAAGTTATGAAAAAAATAAGCAAACACATATCGTATAAAGAGGCAGTAAATTCTAACTATGCAAAAAAGCATAAGATAAAAAACGAGCCAGACGATGAGCAACTAGAAAATATGAAACTAATTGCAAAAGAAGTTTTTGAGCCATTAAGAGAATGGGTCGGTGGTCCAATAAAAGTAAATAGTTTTTTTAGGTCAGAAAAATTAAATACTGGCATCGGCGGAAGTAAAACCAGCAGTCATCTAAAAGGACAAGCTATTGACTTAACAACTATGGGTTTAAAGACTAACGGACAGATCTTCAATTACATAAAAGACAATTTAGAATATGACCAGCTTATATGGGAATATGGAAGAGTAAACCCAAAATGGATACACGTATCTTTTAATTCAGTTAAAAACAGAAAACAAGCATTTCGTGTAAAATAAAACTATGCCAATACCCAAAAAAAAAGCAAACGAAAAGCAGAGTGATTATATGATGAGGTGTGTACCACAACTAATGCAGTATCACGAAAAATCACAAGCTATTGCAATTTGCTATCAAGGTTTTTTAGGAACAGAAATAGAATTAGAAAGTTATAATGACTATCCAGATAGCGCAAGCAATAATGCAAAACGTGCTATTAAATGGAAAAAAGAAAATGGCTCAGATTGTGGAACTCAAGTAGGCTGGACTCGTGCATCGCAGTTAGCTGGCAAAAAAAAAAATAAGCCGTGATACGATTTCAAGAATGGCATCTTTTAAAAGACATCAACAACATAAAGACGTACCATACTCAGAGGGTTGTGGTGGTATAATGTGGGATGCTTGGGGAGGCACTTCTGGTGTTGAGTGGGCAATAAACAAATTAAAACAAATCGATAAGAAATGATAACAGACTACAAAACATTGCTTATAAACTTAGGGACATTTTTATTTTCAATGACAAATATCGACATAGTACTTAAAATCATATTACTGGTTGTAACAATAGGATATACACTACATAAGTGGTATCTGTTAAACAAGAATAATGGAAAAAAGAAAAAACAAAAAAAAGTTTAAAGATACTAGAGTAGGTAAGTTTCTGACAAACCACGCACCTAATGTTTTAAAGTCAATAGGTAACGTTGTGCCAGATGCGGGCATTTTAAACTTGGTAGGCGACCTTATAAAAAAAGATGATAAGATTACACCCTCAAACAAAGAACACGCATTAGAACTCCTTAAAATGGATATTACAGAGATGCAAGAGGTTTCTAAAAGGTGGGACTCAGATATGACTAGCGATAGTTGGTTGTCTAAAAATGTAAGACCTTTAATGCTTATATTTTTAACAGTATCAAGTTTGTTTCTTATTATACTTGATAGCTTAGAGATTGAGTTTTTTGTTTCTACAGAATGGGTTGATTTATTAAAATCTCTTTTAATCACAACTTATGTAGCATACTTTGGTAGCAGAGGAATTAATAAGTACAAATACATATCTCAAACAAAATAGATACATTCCCAAAGCTTTATTTTAATATCTTTATTTATAGTATTATATTTAGTATTATTTTTTATCTGTATTTTTATCTTTATAACTATTAAAAATTGTTAAAGGTATTAATTTTTTGTTTAAAAACCATACATATTTTATGAAAAGCACTAGATGTATTAAGACAAATAAAGACCATTACATACTGATTATCAACGATGTATCTGTTGGAGAATTTGAAAGGAGTGAACTAAGAAACCTTATTGAGATTATAGATAATGAAATCTAAAAAACCAAAAAGGAGCAAGCTAATTAAAAACTTAGATGCAATATTTAGCCAGTACATAAGAAAAAAAAACTCTGTTAACGAGATAGCAACTTGTTTTACTTGTGGTAAAAAAGACCATTGGAAAAAATTACAGAATGGACACTTTATGAGTAGGAAGCATTACGCAACTAGGTGGGACGAAACTAATTGTCAAGTGCAATGTGCTGGGTGTAATGTTTTTAGATATGGCGAACAATACCAGTTTAGTGTAAACCTAGATGCTAAATTTGGTAAAAACACCGCAGAAGAATTACAGAGAAAATCTAGGCAGATTTTAAAAATATCAGATTTTGAGATTATAGAAATGATTAATTACTACAAAGATTTGTTTTCTAAGATTTAATTTTGTACATTAGCCAAACTGTTTTAGTTATTAGGTTATTAAGGAGTCAAAGTTGTTTACGCACTTTGGCTCTTTTTTTATGCAATATTTGGTTATAAGTTTTATTTTAACTATCTTTAATAAAATTAATAACTAAAAACAGAACAATGAAAACATTTAAAGATTTAAGATTTAGACCCCACGCAGCTTTAAAAGATGCAGTACACGCAAGATTAAAATTTGACAACGGCACTTACATTTCAGTAGTAGGCGGTCATAAGTCATTATACGGCAACGGAAGAACAAGCTTTGAGGTTAAAAGCACAATAACAGATAGAAAAAATACAGTAAGCGGTTGGCTATCGGTAAGTCAAATTACTAGCAGAATGAAGTATCTACAAGGACTTAGGTGTCAGTGTTTAACCGATAAAAAATAAAAATATGAGGACACAGAAGCACGACCTAAAAAAAATGATTAAAGTACTAGAGTCAGATTTATATTATGCAGAACAAGAACGGGACGCACTAACAGTTTTAAGAATTACTGAAAAGTTAGATGTTTTAAAATCAACCTTAATAAATATCAGATAATGACTAGCTACTCACAAGAAACCGCAAAAAGTCTTATTGCATATTACCATAGTAGGGTATTAGCATTAGAGATACAGATAGATGAATACAAATATAAAACACAATTAATCGAGGCAAATTTAGAAATTGCACAAAATCAACTAAAATGGACAGAGAAAAATTAGTACAACTTTACAAAAAATACGAACTTAGCGAAACAGACGTTTACAAGCACAAACACTATGTTATTATAACAAGGCAAGGTATTGAAAAGATAGCAGCCAAAGAAAACATAAATGTAAGTTTCGAGGTCGTAAAATGCGAGCCAAGTTTTTCGGTTATAAAAGCCTATGCTCATATGAACAGAAAGCCACAAGTACAAATAGAAACATTCGGGTCAGCGCTTAAAGGCAAAGGTTACGCAGACGGAAATTGTAATTCTTGGTACGTAGCAGAAATGGCAGAAAAAAGGGCATTATCCAGAGCAATACTTAAACTTACTGGTTTCTATGAGCTAGGAGTTTTCGGCGAAGATGAGTCAGAAGATTTTAAAAAAAGCAAGTAAGATGAAACGCAAAGTAAAAAAACCATTAAACGACAAAATAAGATACATAGCTTGTGACGAAAAAAGCCAGATATATTCTTACACACGAACAAATAAAAAATCAGCAAGATTTGAAAAATTAAATAAGTAACAATAACTAAATTTTAAACTATGAGTACATTAATTAAAGGAAGCATTAGAGTAGACAAATTGCCAAAAGAAAAATTTATCAAAGGCAAAGACGGGGCAGTATATTACAATCTCACAATCTCAGTAGGAGATGAGACTAGGTACGGCAATAACGTAGCATTTATGGATAGTCAAACACTAGAGGAGAGAGAAGCCAAAGCGCCAAGAAATTATTTAGGCAACGGGCAAGTTATTTGGACAGACGGAAAGGTCACGTTAGCAGAAAGGGACGATGCTCCAGAAACAAAGTTTGAGTCGGTTACTAAAACCCAGCATACAGAAGATGACCTACCATTTTAACTAAAATAATAATCAAGGGTGCTAGCTAAAACTAGCACCTTTTTACATAACCTTAATGACTAAAAAAACAGAAACAGAACACAATATGTTTATGCAGTATATAGAGCACGACTGCAAAGTAGACATAGAACAAAAACAAGAATATCCACCAGTATGTTTAAGTTACGGCGAAAAAGTGATACAATCAGATAACGGCGATACATTAATACCAGTAGCACTAGGTACATACGGCAACTTGTCGGTAATAACCGCACCCCCTAAAACCAAGAAAACATTTTTCGTTTCATTATTAGCTAGCGCATATCTTAGCGGAACAAATATTTATGGTGGAGATATTAAAGGTCACAGAGAAAACGGCGACCTAGTACACTTCGACACCGAGCAAGGATTGTGGCACGCATCTAAGGTTTTTCGCAGACCCTTAGATATGGATAGTAAAATACCAGCAGACAAATACCACACCTTTGCACTTAGAACAATAGGTCACAAAGACAGAATTGACTTTATAGATTACTATCTTACAGAAAACATTAAAGAGCCGTCATTAATAATTATAGACGGGATTGCAGACCTAGTATCAAACGTTAACGACTTAGACGAATGCTCATTAATAACTCAGAAATTAATGAAATGGTCTACACGATTTAATTGTCACATAATAAATATTATACATCAAAATTTCGGCAGTACAAAACTAGGCACGGGACATTTAGGCTCTGCACTAGAAAAAAAGGCAGAAACAATTATAGCCTTAGAAGCCAATACAGTAAATAGAGATTGGACCACAGTAAAATGTGGTAGGAGCAGAGGATATTCTTTTGATACATTTAGCTTCGAGGTCAACGCAAAAGGACTGCCAACGATAGTAACAGATTTATACGACCCACTAAGGTAATGATTAATAAAACTTTAATTTTAATTGCAAAAAAAAACAACGTCTGGATTGAGATTGTTCAGACGTTTGGTCTTAGTAAGGAAGAGGCAGAAGATGCGGTACAAGATATGTACATTAAGATTAAAGCAAAGTTAGAAAACGGCACTAGCATAATGTATGGCGAAGAGATAAATTACTATTATATCTACAAGACACTAAAAAGTATTGCATACGATTTCAACAAGAAAAATGTTAAGATGCCTATGGTGTCAATAGATGACGATTTACATAATGTAAAGTACAAATTTAAAGAATTATTTACGGCAGATAAACCAATTAAATACAATGAGTCTTACAATAAAATTTTAAACAAACTAGACAGAATGTATTGGTACGACAGAAAAGTTTTTGACATAATAAACCAAGGCATTAAGATTGCACAATTAAGTAGGGAGTCAAACATAACTTATGCTTCGCTAGTTAGAACATACAACAGAGTAAAAAAAGAACTTAAAAAAACTATATGAATGCAGAACTAGAGGCTCAAGAAATGTCAGTAGTAAACTGGTGGAACAAGCTTGGTAAGTCACAAATCAAGAGAGTAACAGATCCATTAAGTTCATACGATTTAGAGGGCGATAATGTTATAGTAGAAGTAAAACATAGGTTTAAAGCATATGACACTAAACTTATAGAAACATTAAAACTTAGTACAAATTACCACTGCTCACAAGTAAAGGGAAAAACATTTATATATATCGTATGCGACAATAATGGTATATCTGTCTTCAACATTACAGAAACAATAGATGACATTATAAAGCTACCAGAGTATAATAAGGTAATGGAGTACACACATTATGCTAGCAGAAAACCGATTAAAAAACTACATAGAAACCTACCACAAAATCTAGCAAAGATATGGGAACAAGAATACGAATAGGAGATGCGATACATTTTGTCACTAAATATACTGGCATTAAGTATCTAGTAAAAAGGTATCATAAACATTGGGGTACAGACTGCGGTTGTGATGACAGAAGAAAAAAGTTGAATGAAATAAAAATAAAGAGATGGTAAAATTTGAAAAAAAAGATTTTGATAACTGGACAAAATTTAGAGATAGCAAAAAAAGTACCTTGTCAGATATAGAATTTACAATAGTATGTCAATACCACGCAAAGTATTATAACCACAAATTTCACAAGCCTTGTACTTGTAGTCCAAAGACAATAAAGAGTTGGATTAAAGACCTTAATATTATATGGGATAATGGGCAATAAAGCAAACGAATGGGAACGGGCAGTAGTTATGCTTCTAAATGTAGACGGCTGGGACTTAGAATGGACTGGCTCGGGCAATACTATTTATGATGCAAAAGGTAAAACCAGCAAGGGCAAGGATTGCGTTATAGAGATGAAATTTCGCACTAAGTACTATGAAGACAAGATGCTAGAGAAAGACAAGTACGATGCTCTTATGGGTCTTGACAAAGATGTTATTAAGATTTATTTTGTGAATGACCCCAAAGGCAATTTTATGTACTGGCTTAACACTTTAGAAATGCCACCTACTGAAAAGAAATATTGCCCCGATACTACATATTACACAAAAAAGAGAATGCTGAAAGACGTGTATCTGCTCAAAGAAAATCAAGCAGTAAGAATTAATTTGACTAAGTTTTAAAATTAAGTTATTAAATATTTGTTTATAAGTATAAAAAAGCCTATCTTTAAAATATTATTAACAACTAAAAACAAATAACAATGACAGAACAAGACCATTTTCACGTACAATTAGAGAGAGACGTTTTTATTTTCTTAGCACAATTAAGAGATAGCGGAGTTACAAATATGTTCGGAGCCACTCCTTACATACAAGAAGAGTTCGACTTAGACAAAAAGACGGCAAAAAATTTATTAATAACTTGGATAAAAAACAGATAAGATGATAGACAAAGAATTTAAAGATACCAAAACTTACAAATTAATTTTACTAATATATAACTCATAATAAAATGAAAGACACAATAACTAAAACAGAAAAATTACAAGCAGACGAGATTACAGAATACAGACTATTGCTACAGATAGCATTTAGAGCAAGGACATTCTTAAATTACGACAAAGAAACTACTTGCCTTAAGGATTTAGCGCCAGAGTTTAAAGCAGACTTACAAAAAAGCATCGACAAGTTTTCAGAGATGATGAAGCCATTAGGTATATAATGGTAAGCGAGGCGGTTTGGAAAAGGTTAAAAGAGCAAATAGAGTATCACATAAAGGCTGACACATCTATATCAGACATATCGATTAACTACCAAATAAAAAAAGCAAAGAACAGAAATTATTTACGACTTAATATAACAACAGATGACTAAAAAAGAATTACAAAAAAAGATTGAGCACTTAGAAGTTCAACTAAAAGATGCAAGAACGCATACCTATGTAGGAGAAACTACTAGCCTATCTTGTAGTAATGGAGAATTATATATTGGTTACGATAACTGGGGTCGAGAGAGTTGCCTAGTCTTAGACGTTAACCAGCTATACAGAGACTTGCCATTTATTATTAGCCAAGTATGTAAGGAGCAAAAGAAAATGCAGAAGATGCATCTTAAAATGATAAAAGAAACACTTACAGAGATATGATTTTATTAGTAGATGCAGACAGTCTTATTTTTGCCAGCAATTATAAGAAACGACAGACACCCGATGATGATATGTACTTTGACAATTTAGACGACTGCAAGGTAAAATTTGATGAGCAGTTTATGAGAATAGTAAACGACCTTGAAGAGCAATATAATATTGACAAGGTCATAACATTTAGCAGTAGCAGAGGTAATTTTAGAAACCTTATAACAAAAAAGTACAAGTCAAATAGAGATTATAATAATCTGCCCCCATTCTTGGGAGAAATGCACGACTATGTTAAAAAAGAATATGATAGCATTGTAGGTTATGGAGTAGAAACAGACGATATGGTAGCAAGGTACTGGTATAAAATTACACAAGAGCACGGAAGAGATGAGGCAATGATAGTTTCTATTGACAAAGATTACAAACAGTTCCCAGCATTAATTTACAACTATCACTTTAAGCATAGGAAAGTTTATGATATATCAGAGGAAGAGGCTTTGTTTAATTTTTACGCACAATGTATCGTAGGAGATGCAGCCGATAATGTCAATTATTTTAAAGGCAAAGGAATTAAGTTTGCTGAAAAATACTACAAAGATTGTGTTACAGAATTTCAGTACAGAAGAAAATTGTACAAACTATTTAAAGACAAATATAAAAGTAAGGCTAAAGAAAAATATGCAGAGTGTTACTTATTACTAAAACTCAGAAATGAATAAAAAGAAAATACATACAATAAATAAGAATTTAGAGTTGGCAGATAAGATAGGTAGGAAGCTACTTGACTTGTCAGACGTAAACTTTTTAAATAACTCAAGAAGACGTGACTATGTTGAACTTAGGAGTCTGCTAGTTTACTTGTTATATAATAAAGCAAAGCTACCTTGGGTCAGAATAGCCGAGTATTTTGTAAGCAAAGGAAAAAAGATGGACCACGCAAATGCTATGTACTTAGAGAAAACATATCTTGAGCACAAGAGTAGAAACCCAAGGCTTGCAGAATTAGAAGAGTCATTTGAGTTTACTAAGAACATCTACATACATAACGATGAGCCAAACAATTTAACAGAATTGTATAGTGATTTAAAATTTAGATACGACACACTAAAAAATAACTGCATAGGTTACGCAGAGTCAAAGATTAAAAACGATTTTCTTAATGACGTACTTGACACTATACCAGCAGATAGATTTAATGAAGTCATAGAAAAAGTAACACAACTAAAAAAATCTTGGGAATGGAAATATCCAATAGAAAAATGATACAGAAACTTCAGCAGTTACTAGACAGAATGCCAAATAAAAATGTAAGGACAAAAATTAAAAATAGAATATTGCAACTTAAATTAAAAAGAAAATGAAAACAACTAAGGTACACATCTCTGAGGTTAAAGAAAACCCAGACAATCCAAGAGTAATTAAAAACGAAAAATTTAAAAAACTTGTACAAAGCATAAAAGATTTTCCAGAAATGCTGAGCATAAGACCTATTGTAGTTGACAAAGATATGTTTGTTTTGGGTGGTAATATGAGGTTAAGAGCTTGTAAGGAAGTTGGTATACAAGAGTTGCATATAATAAAAGCTACAAGTCTAACTAAGGAGCAACAAAAAGAATTTATGATAAAAGACAATTCTAGTTTTGGAGAATGGGACTGGGACACTCTTGGTAATGTTTGGGACACTAACAAATTACAAGACTGGGGTATGGACGTGTGGAGTCCAAACTTAGATGACTTTAACCCAGAGATTAATCCAGAAACGTACTACAAAGAAATGACAGATGAAGAGTACGAAAAAAAGAAACTAGAGATTGACAATAGAAACTACGAAAAAACAAGAGAATTTATTGAATGTATTTGTCCTAAATGTTTTCACGAATTTAATATAGACAAGCAATAATGGAATTAACAGAAGCAGCCGTAACAATGATTTTATGGAAAACAAAATTTACATTTGCTAAAACTATGGCATCGATACCACACGAATGGTCTGAGGTTAAGGAGTGGCATAGCAAAGAACTTTTTAGAGATGTTGTTGTGTATATAAGAAACAATGGAGTAAAGGAGAAATTTTTTAAAAAAGAATATACATACTTTTATGCTAATGGATATAAGTATTGGACAATGGGCAACCCACTAGAAACTACTCGTATAATAAACAGAGCAAAAGTTTGATAAGAATTGAAACTACATATAATATAAATTCTATATGTCCAGAGTTAGTAAACAGATCTAAAAAAGAGGGTCTTTGGTTTACAAAGGACATTTTGTTTTTTGTAGTTTTTAATATAAATGAGCCTATTGCTTTTTTTGGATTAAAGATAGGAGCGAGCAAAGCCGTTATAAAATGCGATTATGTTTCAAAAAAATACAGAAGACAAGGTTTGCTCTATAAGTTTATATTGTACAGAATTAATTATTTAAAAGAAAACTATCCAAACATAAAAAAAATTACTGCCAGCACTACTGAGCTAGCAACTAATGTTCATTTAAAATTAGGAGCAGAGTTTGTAGAAAAATATAAATGCGGATTAACACTTGTAGAATATAATATATGAAAATAACATTTGTAATAATATCAATATCAGACAGAGTAAAAGAGTTAAACGACCTTATAAAATCTATAATGCAGTTTAGAAAGTTTGACGGCTATGACATAAATCTTTTGTTTCAAGATAACAAAGACAACTTGCATTTAATTGAAAATAAAGATAGGTACTCGAATATAATTGTAAAAAAAGAATTGCTAGGTTGTCACGGCGCAAGAGTGCATTTACTTAGAGAGGCAGATAAATACGATATCTACATAAACCTAGATGATGATATGTTATTGACAGAATATACCAGTTATAACGCATCTATAAATAAGGCTCTTGAAAAGGAAACTGGTTTTGTACTTACAAACTGGGCAAAGACAGAAAGTCTTATGTTGAGAAAAGTGCCAAAGATGAAAAACAAATTTGTAAAACAAGCGCTAGTGTATCAAGGCGGTGGTATGGTTTACTCAGAAAAAATAGCACAAGTAATGCGTAGACTTAAACCTATTAAAAGCACTTTTGATACAGAGTGGAGTTTAACCTCATACCTACTTGGTTACACAAATTATAGATATTTAGGAAGCCTAGCGATACATATGGTTTGTGGTGTTGGTGGTATGTCTGAGTTTATGAAAAACAATCCAGCAGTAAAAACACTTGAGCCTTATGTAAATTATAGGAGGTCAAAAAAACAGAATGGTAGTGGCAAAGATTTATTAATACCATTAGACTCAGACCTAACTCAATTAGCAAAAGATACACATAAACAAAATAGATTTAAACTATGAAGAGAAACGAAAAAACACTACAACTAATTAAAGAGCATAATCTTAATGGCGATATTGTTGAGGTCGGAGTACTGCGTGGGGCATTTAGTAATGTACTCATAAAGTCAAACCCCAAGAGTCTAACATTAATAGACTGCTGGCAAACACTAAGTACAGATGAATTTCCAGACTATGTAGATTACACGCAAGAAAAATGGGACTCAATAAGGCACAAGGTTGAAAAAAGATTTTTGAAGCATAAAAACGTAAATATTATAAAAGCTAAAAGTATGCAAGCGGTTACAAAGTTTGCAGACAATAGTTTAGATTTTGTTTATTTAGACGGCAACCACACTTATGACTTTGTAAAACAAGACTTAAATGCTTGGTACAATAAAGTAAAAGTAGGAGGCATACTAGCTGGACACGACTATCCTTTAAAATCTGTAAAGCAAGCAGTAGATGAATTTTGTAAAGATAAAAAACTACTAAGCATAACAGAAGAAAAATTGACCGCATCTTATTATATAAAGAAAAATCAATATGAAATTTTATAGCAAAACAAACGTATACGATGCATCGATTAAAAGGATAGAAAATCTTTTTGACGAATTTGAAGAGATAGTCGTTGGTTTCTCGGGTGGCAAAGATAGTACTGTTACATTACATCTTGCGCTTGAGATAGCAGAAAAAAGAGATAGGCTACCTTTAAAGGTTTTGTTTATAGACCAAGAAGCAGAGTGGCAAGGCACTATTGATTATGTAAAAAAAATAATGTACGATAAAAGGGTTGAGCCATTATGGTTTCAGATGCCAATAGTAATAACTAACAACGCATCTAGCAAAGAGAGATATTCATATTGCTGGGACATAAAAAAAGAAAATCAATGGCTTCATAAAAAAGACCCTATAAGCATTAAAGAAAATATATACGGGACAGATAGATTTCACGATTTATTTGGTGCAATATTTAAAGTAGATTTTAAGGACAAAAAAACTTGTTACCTTGCTGGAGTCAGAACACAAGAGGCACCTAAAAGATTAATGAGTCTAACAAGCGCATTAACATATAAAGACATAACTTGGGGCAAGAAGCTAAATGAGAAACTAGGTCACTATACTTTTTATCCAATATATGACTGGGAAATTAGTGACATATGGAAATACATATATGACAATAACATAGAGTATTGTAAGATTTACGATGAGATGTATAAGCACGGAGTAAGCACAAGAGATATGAGAATATCTAACCTACATCACGAAACGTCAATACAAAACTTACTTTTAGTACAAGAGATTGAGCCAGTTACTTGGAACAAAATAAGCACAAGAGTTGCTGGAAGCAATGCTATAAAACATTTAAAAAACGATGCTTTTAAATGCCCTAAGGAACTTCCTTATATGTTTAAGGATTGGCAAGAATACGCAATGCATCTATACGACAATTTAATATCTGAAGACAAGTACAAAGAAAATCTTATTAAGCACATTGATAGGAATAAAAAATATATAATAAACGACTTAATAAAAACAGATTTTTACAGAACAATAATAAATACAATTTTATCTAGTGACTGGGACTTTACAAAGCTTGTAAATTTTACAACTAGCCAGCACTATAATACAGTAAAAAAATATGTAGACGACAAAATTAATGACTCAAACATAGATATAAATAGAAAATATAATAAATACATAAAAGACCTTTTGTAATGAAAAACATAAAAGACACACTAATAGAAGAGATTAGCAAAGGAGATGTTATAAAAAACATAGAATATGTTAAACAAGTAATGCACGATATATCGCCTTTAAAGAGTCAACCAGTTAATAGGATTAAATGGGTGCCTATCGATGAGGTTACACCGAATGACTACAACCCTAATAGTGTAGCAAAAAAAGAAATGGGACTTTTGTACACGTCAATAAAACACGATGGATATACACAACCTATCGTAACAATACGAGATGAAGAGATGAAGATGTATGTAATCGTAGATGGTTTTCATAGATATTATACGGCTAAAACAAACCCAGACATACTAGACAGAAACAAAGGGTACATACCAATCGTAGTTATAGAAAAAGATATAAACGACAGAATGGCAAGTACTGTAAGACACAATCGAGCAAGGGGTATGCATAGTGTTACGGGAATGTCAAGTATGGTTTTTAGTATGCTGGAAAACGGCTGGCTAGACAAGGATATATGCAACGAGATAGGAATGTCTGCAGAGGAGCTTGTGAAACTTAAACACATTACTGGTTTTTCTAAGCTATTTGCAGACAAAGAATATAGCAAATCTTGGGAAACAAAGAAACAGATCTTACTTAAAAAAAAATACAATGAATAAAGACATAAGAACTATGACATTACCAGAGAGGTACAAGTACATAAACGAACAAAAAAGAAAACGATTTAATCCAACAACAGAAGAAAAAAAGAACAAAGATGATAGACAAAAGTAGACACATAAAAAAGGAGTCACTACTAAAAGCGCTTGAGCAAAGCTTAGGAGTAGTTACTGTAGCTTGTAAAAAAGCTGAGGTGCCAAGGAGTACATACTATAAGTGGCTAAATGAAGATAGCGATTTTAAAAGAGAGGTTGAAGACATAGAGAATATAGCGCTTGACTTTGCAGAGAGTCAGCTACATTCACAGATACAAGGTGGTAATACAACCGCAACTATTTTCTACTTAAAGACTAAGGGTAAAAACAGAGGCTACATTGAGCGCCAAGAAATTACTGGAGCAGAGGGTATGCCAACTAATTTTCAAATAGAGATAATTGACTCCATTAAAAATAAAGACTAATGTGGTATACCAGCATCTGCTGGAGTCACAAACTAAGATAGTAGTTGAGCAAGGCGGAACAAGGTCTGGTAAAACCTACAATATAATTCTATGGATTATTTTTCAGTACTGCACAAACAATACTGACAAGGTAGTTACAGTCTGCAGAAAGTCATTCCCTAGTCTTAGGGCAACTACACTTAGAGATTTTATGAGCATACTACAAGAGCACAATATGTACTCAGAAAAGTTTCACAATAAGTCTAACTCAGAATACTATCTGTTTGGCAACCTCATCGAGTTTATATCATTAGACCAGCCACAGAAAATTAGAGGTCGCAAAAGAGATTTGCTATTTATAAATGAGGGCAACGAATTATATTTTGAGGACTGGCAACAATTAGTTTTTAGAACAAAAGAAAAAATTATACTTGACTACAATCCTTCTGATGAATACCATTGGATATATGACAAAGTAATACCCAGAGAGGACTGCACGTTTCATAAAACTACATACCTTGACAATCCCTTTGTAGGCGAAAGTATTAAAAAAGAGATTGAGTTACTAAAAGATACAGACGAGCAATACTGGCAAATCTATGGTCTTGGCGAGAGGGCTGCAAGTAGGAGTACTATTTTTAGATACGTTGAGGTTGACAAGATACCAGACGATGTAGATTTAATTGCATACGGAATGGACTTCGGATATACGAATGACCCGACAACCTTTGTGTCTGTATTTACAAAAGACAGAAATCTATATATAAAGGAGCATCTATATAAAACACAAATGACAACGAGTGATATAAATGACTTCCTACGAAATGAAGATATAACAAGCAAGCCTATCTACGCAGATAGTGCAGAGCCGAGGCTGATATCTGAACTTAGGAAAATGGGGCATAATATCCTACCTAGTATTAAAGGTCGTGATAGTGTTAATGCTGGTATCGACTTGTTGAAGAGATACAAGATACATATTCTGTCATCTTCTGAGAATGCTATTATAGAGTTTAGAAACTACAAGTGGAAGGAAGACAAGGCTGGTACACTTATTAATACTCCAGAAGATAGGTGGAACCACATAATCGATAGCACGAGATATGCTACATACTCAATATTGTCATCGCCTAATTTTGGTAGGTATACATTACACTAAAAAAAAGTTATTAAATATTTGTTTATAAGGTTTATATTGCTTACCTTACAAATAACAATAATAACTAAAACTAAAATAAATG